ACGTTCCATGTTGGACACTTGCTCGTCCATACGGCGACGTTTGATCATACGGTCCAGGTGATAAGGTTTCTTAATCTTGTCACCAATAGCACGGCGCTCGTCAAAGTAACGGTCACCCATCTTGGACATGTAGAACAGGCGTCTAACCTGGAAATTATATTTGGTATAGAACGCAATAATATCTACAAGCGCAAACTCTGCTTCGGACTGTGAAGGGAAAGCACGCTCACCAGCATCAAAATTAACGTCACCATTAAGGAAACGCCCATCCCATAGCTGTTTGAATAGATTGCCGTTGCTTGCTTCACACGCTTTGATATACAGGTCTTCATCCTTAATAGCATACGGATCATTTTCGTATTCTTCTTCCGTAAGCTCAACCATGTCAAAGCCGTCCAGCAACGATACCCCGTTCATTTGACTGCGCATGTTGTACAGCAGCTCCGCGATATACGCTTCGCTTTCGTGCCCTGGTTTACCTGCAAGCTCCAGAGGACTTATGTTCCAATGGTTGCCCGTGCAGATCATAAAACGGTACTGTGTGTATATCTCGACACCGTCGCGGCGCTTGCCCTCTTGTGGTAAAGCGTAGACCCACAAGTGCAAACCGTTACCGCTACGCGATATCTCAGTATAGCTGTAGAAGGATTTGACAATCTGTTCGTAACGGGCACCAGCTTTTTGAATGGTCTCTGCGTCCCATTCCATTTTGATGTCCATGTCAATGCAACAGAATGGGTCGGACGGCATAAGGTAGAACCCCGCCATCAACGAATGCCCATTCATGTTATAGTATTTGATACACTGCTGAACGCTTTCGAAGTCCATCAGGAGATGGAGGTTGGACGGGTGTTTTTCGTTACCGTCCTTACGAAGCGGGACCATGTTCCCAAGTTCATTATCCCAGACGTAAGGTTGTTTTTCGGAAGACCCGTTATTTTTAAATCCGCAGACGGCCCACTGTGGCACATCTTTTATCGCTTGCGGGAACTTGTCCATTCACTACCCCTTTATGAAACAGGCCCCACAAGGTGAGGCCGTAGACGCGCAGTTATACAGTGATAGCGCTACTTCATGCAAATTATGCTACTCAATCCAGCGAAGGAATTCTTCCTTGAACTGCGCAGCAGGCAGAGGACGGTCGAACGGGACAACCTCTTTCTGGTCGATCATTAATATCTTAGTACGCACGTTAACAGCACGTTCTGCAGAGTTCAGGTGGACGTCAGTCTCTGTGATTACACACAGATAATGTTGACCATTGTTAGCGGATTTCCCTGCAAACTTACGACCAGCCTGGACGTCGGACCATTTTAAAGGTTCGCGTTCCAACCGGTGCGCTGACGAGATTGGAACCAGCGGAGGGAACTGGTTGAAAGCATGTCTAGCGCCATCTGCAGACGCTTCTATTACCGCCTGTCGGATTTCAGTTTCGGCCGTAATAGCTTCAGCTTCTTCCGCCATAGCGATAACTTCCTGACGTAGACCCCAAAAAAGGTTCTCGTCATAAGTACTGTCTTTGTCAGCAAGGCGGGCAGATGCGCTTATTGCTTCAATCATTGCTGCATTGCTGCGGATAAGCAGCCCAATCAATTTACCGTTCATATTTTTACCTGAATGTTTTTAATAGATCAGCTTCAGCGACAACACGGATGGCAGGACCATCCACATCGTAATTACCAGGATAGAACAACCCTTCCGCGTAATCCGCTGCCTCTTTGGTGTCGAACACCTGCAATACCTTTGACACTTTGCACAAAGTACCATCAAACTCTTCGTCAAAGAATTGCTCGACTTCACAAACACAGAATTTCCCCGCCCATTTAGAACTCCTTCAACTTAATGACGGCGTCCATAGTCATAACGTAATGACCGATCAGCCATTCGTATTCCAGGCTTTACGTTCGCTCATTGGGCGCTCCACAATTTAGCAAGAGTATCATATACCTCTTTGGCTTCAGAGTTCTCCCACTCTTCGTCCACGTCTGTCACTTCCTCATATTGACGTTCGAACTGCGGAGACGCATACCCTTCATAGAAGGCATCCTTGATGCGCTGGAGAATTACAGTGTGGTCAGTGCGGGCAAGGTCTTCCCAGCGCGCCTTATCCGCAGCGTCAATCTCAGCCTGCAACTGCACCCAATGCGGTTCATTCTTGCCGCACTCCTGGCACTGGAACATATTAGTATTGTTGACAGTGTCGCGCGTGTAACAGTAGATGTTGAACTCACCGTTCAAACGTTTCCCGCACTGACGGCAGCGCATCCCACCGACGATCGGCACACCTGGCCACTTGTTAAAAATCCAGCCGCCGATTTTCTTTCCGACGATTGCTATAGACATTATTCTTGCTCCACTTTAATACCCGTCCAGATACGCAGTTCGTAGCGGGTACGGATAGGCCAATTAGGTTTCACAATCCAAGAGCTAGGCTTGTAGATAGTGAAGTAGTATTTACCGAACTGAAACGAACGACCGCTCCAGGATTTTTGAAACAGGATAACTCGCTTACCCAAGGTTATAGACATAATGACGCCCACACTTGAAGGACAAGATTAAGACCTGTGATCATAACAGCGAACACGGAGAACCAGAATACTTTACTCATTTGACTAACGCCTCTCTTGATTTGCTCATAACCAATCCTCACTATACTCGATAGTGTCATCTTGGATATGCTTCCTGCGACTTATGATTTCATCTGCATCATAATCCATTAAAGCAGGGTACTCCACCCCATCTTTGAACACTGGCCCATAAACAGATAAGCCAATCTCACTTAGATAGTCCAACATTTCCTGTACTTTCTTCTTGCGGTATGCAGGAGTCTCCATATCACACCCCATAGACGCAGTAGATGATCGCATCACGCAGAGACTTGTGATACATGGTGCAAGCGTACCATCCTTCAGGTTTCTTCTTGATGGTAAGAGTTTGCTTGCCTCTTTGAATCACGTAGTAGCAGTGATTCGCGATGTCCCGCTTAACGATATACGGGACTTGACGGAAGCGCTTCTGCATTATTGGCGTCCTTTAAGTTTAGCAACGATTTCATCCAGCTTCGGATTGTTGTTAACGCCCAAGATCTCGCCCAGGAAGTGCAGCTCCAGGAGCATCTCGGCCATCTCCGCAGCACACGAAATAGCACGCAGGTTGGCAGCGAGTTCGGCCTCCTTCTCCACACGTTTACTGTCTTGTGTGGTATAGTCGCCGTCCATCTTAACCAGCACGTGAGCGATAGCACCATGCAGTGGCGCGTCGATGCTGGCATGGTTAGTATAGAACGACTCGCCGGACTTCCACGGGCCTTTAGTACCTTTGAAGAATTGCATGGTGTGTCTCCTCTGTTGAACTAATTAAATAGTACAACGTTCAGACTTGATTTACAAGTGTGGGCGCAGAACACCATTCGTCCCAGCGTACATGAAACCCTTATTAGTCAGTACGCGGATAAAGTGCGGGAACTGCTTCCACGCCAGGCACATGTATTTATTGCCTTCTTTGTCATACATGAATTCGCGATGGATGTTGTAGCCGTTCTCCCGCGCCCAGATGCTGACATGCTTCCAGTTATAGGGCCCGGGAGTCTGCCGCCGAGCAATGCCTGAGATGGGCACAATGACATGCGGGTCTTCGTAACGTAAGGTTTCGCGGTCGATGAAGTTCGGAGCCACTGTATAACCCTGATCGACCAGCCACTTCAGCACACACTTTTTATAGCTGTTACTACGACGGCGCCCAAACTCGTCCCGCCGACGCTCAGTGTGGCAGTTGTCGCGCAGCCACTTCATCATTTTAACACTGTCATCCAGTGGAAATATTTCTTTGAGTTTCTGTGCAGATAAATAGATTTCTTTCTCGGCCATTTGGCACCTCCTTAATACGTGTATGCGCAACATACATTGACGGGCCGGCCGAGCGCAACGTGGATGACCACATTAGAGGGTTAGTGTGGTCATGTAGCGCCACTCAGCCTCAGCCGACCTTATAAAGAATGCGCAGATGAAATTTTATACGTTTCAGTTTTTAGATTTTGGGGATTGTTAGTTTGCTATAGAATTATTTTGCGCTTGCTGGTTATAATTGTATAGCTGGCTATATTAACTTTTTAAAGTCTGGTTGTGTAGCAGTTGCTGGGCTATTGTCTGCAGCAGACTTGTAGCAGGCTACCCGCTTGCAGGGTTTTTTTCAGCGAAACCCGCGGCAGTGCTGGGTTAAAACGGGGTGCAAATGTTTCTTGCGTGCTGTGTAGCATACGTATTAGGGGTGTCATGGAGAAATACTTAACATTGTTAACGATCGTCAGTAGACAACTCTAAAATAAAAAAAAACAATATATTTATACTACATATATATTTAGATATTCTCTACAACCCCTGAAAACTCTCGCTTTTCGCGAAAATAACCCTGCTAAATCTCATACTGCTACGACATGCTACAGCCTGCTACAGAACGGCTCCGTGTCCGCGCGTGCATGGATGCGCGTAGCGCCTGCGTGCGTGTGCCCGCGCGTTATTAGCACATTTTACAGCGGATTACAAGCGATAATTGCTGGATGTCAAAAATCGGTACGCAAAATTGGATTTTTGTGGACCAAAAACGATTCTATTTTATGCTCAGAATTCACCAAAATCCGATTTATAGACGGCTAATCGTCAGAAAGCTATCGAATTTTGCCGGCTTTTTCGGGTGCGGGTAGCGTGCGTGTATGCCGAAATAAAGCTCACTTTTCGGGGGTACAGGCCGCGCTGTGCGTTTGCCGGTAGGGTAACTCGGGGTAATGGTAAAAAACGCTTAAAATCGCGTACAGCGCGTTTGGTAATGTATCGCTGTATCGGGCTGTAGGCCGGAGTATTTTAGTTCAATAGGGTAGGTCGGGCGAGTTAGAGCGTCGCGTGTAGGCCGAATGGTGCGGTTATGGTTTAGGAACTAGAGTGGTCAGGTGAAGGGTGTGGGGGTGTTTGCAGGGTACAGTCGCGAAAAAACCCGTTGGATATCAACGGGTTATCAACTGTATAATGCAGTTAGGGTTTATTTAGTTGCTAACAATACCGCGTAGGTATTATCTGGAAGCGTACCAATTCCCAGGATGCGCATCTTGTACTGAGCGCGAGAGTTGTACCGGTCTATCAGCTCTTGCGCTGCATAAGCTGCATTTGCTTCGCTGTTGAGGCTGTAGTCGTTGGAGGTAACGACGCACATATCAAGACCTACTGCTTTAAAGCGCAGACCCTTCGTTTCGGTAGCGGACAGGGTTTTCACGTGGATAGCTTTCATATTATTTACCCTCGGTATTGTTGACAGGCTGAGTTTCAGATGCCCAACGTTTACAGTTCTTTAGCAGGCTAATGAATCCAGCTAGTGTGGAAGCGCTTACAGCGAGGCGTCCGTATGTCCAAAGTTCAGCATGGACGCGACCATTTTCGTAGATGTATAAATATACATTATAGTCTGCGCAGCGGACGCGGTACTTGCGAAACATGTTACCGAAAGTTTCCACTTCGGTAGTAATGGTGGCACCGAGGCGGTGCATACGCTTGCCAATAATACGGCGGGTAATAATTGACTGGCTAACGATGGTTGACATGGTGGTGGTGCTCCTCAGTTAATTATGCGAAGTGCATATTATTGCCCACTGTTACTATGGGCAATGTATATGTCACTCAGCGTGTTCAAGCAGGTAGATGACCTTCTCGAACGCTTTACGTGCTTCCAGCAGGGTAGCGACACAGTCACCGTCGGTTGTGAAGTTTTCGTCGGTCGCTTTCGCCCACGCTAACAGCTCACCGGCGGAAAGCTTATGGAACACATCGTAAAAAGCGTCAGGCGTGTCGGCAGCTTCTTCGAGCTCCGGAGGGTTGTACCCGTCAACTGTTACACCGTAGTCGAACATACGCTGGCAGAAGCGCTCGACAAGTGTGGTCAACGGAAATTCGTCTTTCACGCTCGGTTGCACTGTTAAGATGTAGACGCCAGTGATGCTGTCCCGCTGAATGCTAAAAGTCTTGAACGTCGCGTAGACGAACTGGTCACGGAAGAATTCTTGGATGGTGATGTCCGCGTTGTAGTTCTCCGCGTGCGCGATAGCCAGGTTGCGGAAAGCGGAGGTCAGTTTCAGAGTCAGAATAGTTTTCATTTTAAGCACCTTATTTTGAGAAGTAGAAGCCCGCGACCAGCGGGCCAGCAAACACGATAAACGCTGCGACGTAATACATTATTTTACGTCCGCGTGGAACTTGCGCCAGCCGTAGAACTCGATAGTGGCGTTGTTAAGGTTCCAACCCTGCGTCTCAGCAAGCGCACGCACATCCGCGATGTTAATTGCTGTGTGCGGGTGGAGCTCTTGCATTGCTGTCAGCATCGCCCAAACTTCTGCGCATTTACCTTTAATCGGTTTACGCACACCGTTGCGAACTTCGCTACGCGCTTTGGATACTTTAGGCGCTTCCGGTGCAGCAGGTGCAGGCACTGCAACGGTAGCAATTTTGTCAGCTGCGATAGACGGGTTAGCAGCGCGGTTGACAGCAGCTTCGCTGAACCAGTAGCGGCCGCCGTCTTCCAGCTCTTCCATGTTAATCAGCGAGTTAGCTACTTCGGTAGAGCAGTTGAAAATCTTTTTCAGCGCACGACGCGCGTTAGACATGTTGGTGAAGAATTTAGCGTCTTTGGTTGGTTTGATTACAGTTGTCATTTTAAAACCCCTTTTATTTGGTATGGGCTCCAGCGATTGCTGGTCTACCCTGCTTTGCTGCCGTACTACATACTACACTTATATAGTAGCAAATACGGACATAAATGCTATCTAGATATTGTAAAGTTCTGTAAAGATGGACTGCTATCACTAGGGCCCACAGTCCAGGGGTGTGCAGGGTGCCGGGCCCACCAGGCCGTAGGGTGCAGGGGTGCAGGGTAATAGCACGCATACGCGGATAGCATATCCATCTATACATAGCAACTACTAATAAAAGAATTCTTTAACAAAAAGTGCTAAATCGAGATCGACAACGATCAATACTAGCATGAGGGTAAGACATGACAATCGCCTACAGGGGCATACAGGGGCCTATAGAGCAGGGTGTATATACATACAGGAATATGCAATAGTCATACCAACATAGTAGATGCACTATAGTAGTGCATACATGTACACATATCTATACAGACAAAGAACAACAAACAATCTAATCAATGCGCGTAACAATTAGTGTGCTTATTAATAGACATGTCACTCGTCACATGATGTAACTATCACCTCACCGATGATCAGCGATGCAACTGATAACGCCGCCCGGGCCTCCTGCTAGCGCATCTCGCTTTCGTCTTACCAAGATTGAGTCGCCAGTAGACACCCACACGCACACGTTTCGTCACTAGACAAAGTATCAAGTAGACTGTGCCACCTCACCCATCATAAACTTACCCCGTACCTGTTATTTCCATGTGTAAATACTCGAGAGGTGTACCGTGCATATTCCGCTGACTATACTGTATCTTTCCATCCTGTACTTTGTGTTCCAGAGCGTGCTCATTGCTGCGGGCGTAGCCGTTGGCACCGTGTTTGTCGTTTACGCGGGCGTTGTGTTGCTCACTAAGGATGACGCTAAATCCCTGCGTTACACCTGCAATGTGTTGAGCCTGCTGGTTCTGGTGGTTCCTTGCCTGGCGATCCTATGGGATTTCTACACGAGCTAATGTGGTCACTAGAATCAACTTGCCCCATATTTAAATCCATGCCTATTCACTGCTATAGTTACTCTGCAAATAACAAAGGGGGTGAAAGAATGGCCATATTTATGAAGGATGTTTGGAACAGCTTGCGCTCGCACGCCAAACCAGAGCGCACTATGTTAATCGTTGTGCCGTCTCGGTCGTACATGGTGCAGATGTTAGCGCACATGTTCGACGATAAAGAGTGGACAGGTTCAAAGCATGTCAGTATGTTCTGCGTTCGGGTTCAGTTCCTTAAATTTAATGTCACTGTTATGGTGCAGAACTACCACGAGACTGCACTGGTAGAACGGGTCCACGAAATGACGACTGGGCGCTGCGATATTGACCTGTGGTTGGTGGACGTTGTTACCGTTGGTGCTAACGACCGCCGCGCTTTGCAGCAGATCATGTCGGCTCGTATGGGTACATTCAGCACGCTGGAGTCCAAATGAAAGACATTCTTCTTCCTAAGCTGTATACGGCGCTCCGTGATACGTTGCTTCAGGCCGATTGGGTGACGTCTCACAGCAGTCCTGAAGATACGTTCATTGTCCTGGTGTCGCCCGATAATGTCGTTCGCTGCGTGCTGCACTACATGCCCGAGTGCCAGAGTGTGTACCCGAACGGGACGTGGACGCTGAAGCTCAACACGGACGAAGGTACGTGGGTTGCTGAAACGGCCACCCGCCCTATTGAAACAGACTCAACCTTCTTCATGTCCGACTTCCGACGCCTCACTTCTATCGGCGTCATCCTCAAAGACCAGATCGTTAAGGATCCATTCTAATGCGTGAAATTAAACATCAGACGCAGCCTACCCCGTTGTCGTGCATTGCTACGTGCTTGGCCATGCTCCAGGGCCGGGACGCTGGGGTAGTGGACGACGAGTTCACTTTGTACTACAGTAAACAGCGGACCGACGTTCCAATGTACCTCGCCTGCGATGGCATTATGTGTAAACCACATCTGGCTCCTGGCATTCACGAGCTGACTACGGGCTGCTTGTACCTTGCCAGTGTACCGTCGCTCATGACTGCCGGTTTGTTCCACCAGATTATCATAGACACCCGTAAAGGGTTCGTTGAAGTTTATGACCCAGCACAGGGTTACAGTAAAACCACTCAGTTCTATGTGCCACCTAACTCACCGATGCTGGACAATGACAGTGAATTCTATTCCAATCTGGCCTTCCCATTACGGACGTGGATCCTGGATTACGAACTGGTAATACTGGGCGATGGCGAGTAACAAGAGAGTTCCTTATTTTACGAGCTATGCTGAGGCCAAGCGGTATGCTCAACTGCTTGCGGATCGTTGCAGGACAGGCGACCACACGCGCTACGTGGCCCCAGCAGGGGCGCGGGGTTGGGCCGTCGGTACTAAGAAGCAGTTAGAAGATCTCGGCCTGGGGCTGCTGGTGCCGCTGCACAGCCGGCGAAAAGTGCGCATGAAAGGGGACATGCAAAACCAGTTATTTGCATACTGGAAACTGTGCGGAGACATCCAAAGAACTGCTAAGAAGTTTGATACATGTGATTCTAACGTGTATCGCATCCTTCGTTTAATGAGGAACAAGAAATGACGACAGAAAAGACGTTGCTTTTTGTGACCGCAAATTCGGATGCGGTAGTGGGTGTCGAAGCGCATCGCGTCAGCCACAATGTTGCTCGGCGCCTTGCGGGTGAGAAGTTCCACTTCCCATTCAAAGGGCAGCGTCTTGTGATGGGAATCACTTGTCATACTGACGTGGATGCGTGTAACAAAAAGCGTTCGTTAATTCGTACTCATTCCGTAAATAACCCAAAGCAGTTCCATAACCTTATTTTAGGTCTTATTCTCGGAGGTAAACTATGACAGCTATTGCATATCGTGACGGGATTCTGGCCACTGACCGTCAGGTGTCCTGGAGTAAGGTCGCTACTGTTGCGGACAAACACCGTAAAATCGACGTGCCGGGCTATGGGTTGTGTCTGGTGTGCCTCAGCGGGTTCGTTTATGCCGAAGAACGTATCTTCCGTCAGCTGGAACATACGACAATTGGCGATGGTCAGGATATCGGTGACACCAATGCGCAGGCTCGCTATGGGTTCCTGATCACTAAAGACCTCAAAGTTCACGGAGTTTACGGTGACGGTACTGTTGGCGTCGAGGAGCATTATGAGAACAAGTTCTTCGCTGAAGGTAGCGCGTTCGAGTTCCTCATGGGTGCAATGGCCAACGGTGCAAGTGCTCACACGGCGGTAAGACTGGCCTGCGAATACCTGGACGGATGTGGTCAGGGTATTAACGTCATTGACGTTCGTCAGGAGCTTGGCGTATGCGATTAACCTCGCCCAACATCAATAAGCGGACTTATTTGCCGTTGTCAAAGCAGTTCGCTAGTAAATCAGCTCCGAAGAGTCGTAGAATGAAATTCTTGTGCCTGGGTGGGCCGTTTGGCGGGCAGCACGTTTCACTCGAAGTAAGCGGCGAGCATGTACAAACGGCGGAGTTCGGTGTACAAAGTTATAACAACGGCGAGCGCGGGCGATACTTCCGCGTCGACAAGTCAAAACTGGTGGAGTGGAGAACAATATGAGTAAAGCAGAGTCGGAAGCGCAAGTTCTTTCTCTTATGATGCGAGGTCATGCAGCAAAAGAGGGCATCCAAAAACAGATGGAAGATGCCATCGAGGAGCTGAAGGCAATGCGCCTGCGCTATAAGAACGAACAGGGAGATAAAGGTGAAGCCGCCTTTATCTGTGCATTGTCCGTATTTACTGCGGAACTGCAATTATGATCCCCGCCTGGGTTCCCTCATGGGTTCCCAAGTGGCTCTGGGCCGCCCTACCATATCTGGTAGTGGCGGTCTTGATCGCTGCTGGGGTGTGGAAGTATAACCATGACGTAGAGAAAGCCAGGACTGGAGGTTTCAATGACGGTGTCGCGTACCAAAAAGGCATTGAGGTCCAGGATACTCTACGCACGCGACAGGAGCGAGAAGATGAGAAGAAGCGAATTGAAGGGCAGGCGGCTGCTCGTGTTGCTGATGCTAATCGGGATCGTGATATTGCTTTGTCTCAGCTTAGTTGGCTGCACAAAGAACTCGATCGGATACGTGCAATCGGACAGCGCTATACCGGACCTCAGTCCTCTGGCACGTCAACCGGAGAGATCATCAATATGCTTGCCGACTTGTACGAAGCGAGCGAACGCGACTACAATGCAGCGGCAGCAGAAGCTGACAACTATTACAACGCCGGACTCACCTGTGAGATCCAATACGACTCCCTGAAGGCAAAGTATGATAAAGCAAAAAGTAGCCAAGCGGCTAACTGACAAAGAGATTGAAATGCACGCCGCCAAGGCGGGGGAAGAGTGCAAAGATCAATACGAGCATTACCGTATGCAGATGCTCACTATGCTGGAGGAAGCGACTGAAGCTGGTAAGGCTAATCTTGCTGGATTCATGTTCGCCTTTAGCGCCATCTCAAACGAAATCGCAAGGCGCAACGGTATTAAGTAACGTTGCACAATGTGATATCCCGCCTTACCCTGCTCCTGCTTAATCAACAGGAGCATTTTTATGAGCACACCTAGAGGCATTCGCAATAATAACCCAGGCAATATCCGCTGGGGCGACGACTGGAAAGGACTTGTCCCACAAGCGCAACGCACGGATAAGGATTTCTGTCAATTTTACGACATTAAATGGGGGATTCGCGCACTTGTGAAAGTGCTGTTAAACTACCGTAAGCGGCCGGGAATGCCTGGGGTAGGCGATTCAGGGATTGACACTGTGAGAGAAATCATTTCTCGTTGGGCGCCACCTAACGAGAACAACACGGAAGCCTATATTCAATCGGTCGCTAAGGCTTGCGGTGTTAAACCTAATGATGCAATCGATCTCACGGATAAAACTCTTATGTTGAATATGGTGAAGGCCATCATTCAGCATGAGAACGGTGTCCAGCCTTATACAGATGCTATTCTGTTGGCTGGTATCGGACTCGCATTCTAATAAAGGAGCCACGATGATGGATCCAATCAGAGTCGACTGGGACTGGTTTAAAGTAGCGATATTCACTTTAATCGCTCTCGTCGGCGGTTGCTTAGGCTACACCGCAAGAAAGCTGGACGCTAAAGAGAAGTTCAGTTTGGGTGTGTTCTTCTTCGAAGGCATATCCTCTGCATTTTTCGGTTTTTTGATCGGACTAGTGAGCATGGAGCATAATGCGTCCTTAGGATGGGGCGGTTCAATCATCGGTGTGCTGTCATGGTTCGGTGCCCGTTCCATGGTTAGTATCATCAAACCGATTGTTATGAAACGTCTCGGGTTATTCTTCGGAGTTAACACAGATGAGACATCTAAATAACATCCGCGGATCATTACCGAGCCCTTCGCTCATGCTGCATTACTTGCTTATCGCGCTCTTCTTGGCGTCGATGGGCGCCGGAGTAGTGTGGTATTCTCATGTAGAGAAGGTAATGGTGACAGTGGACATGAATGCAAAGCAGGTTACAGGTCTTGCAGACCGTCTGCGAGGAGAACTTCCTGATCGTCCTGAACTGGACGCAAAGCTCACTCGCATACAGGTTAAATCGGACCAGATTCAGTCCACCGTCCAATCCGTTGTACCTAACACAACCGCTGTCAACTAAACCAAAGCCTACCCCATCTCATTCGGGGTAGGCTTTTTTATTCCCTCCAATATCAATCCTTGCGCTATAACTTGCGTTATGTTAGTCCATCACTTATATTCCTGTCATATGTGATATGGGGAAATGGCGCAATGGGAAACACACTTTTACCGTGGACTCAGAGCATTGAGTACGAGACGGACCTAAGTCCAGAAGAAATGATGCTGCGCGATGCAGTCGTCAAGGAATACCTCTTTGACCACAGTTGGGTGAAAGCGTGCAAACGTCTTGGCATGAACTCTGCAATGGCGGAGGAGTATGCCCGTCGGTTTGCAGAGGATTCCTATGTACAGAAACGCATTAAAGACTTTGAACTGCTGGAGTCCGAGAAGCCAGACGCTAACAAGAAATCTGAGTTCGACCAAAAGAAACAGCGTATCATTATGCAGCTCGAAGAGCAAGCCGTATACAATGGGCCAGGCGCGTCGCACGCAGCGCGTGTCGCAGCTCTCAAACAGCTTGCAGTGATCTACGGGTTCGAAGCGCCTAAGCAGGTCAAAGCAGAGGTTGGCGTGTCTAGTGGTGTTATGCTTGTACCGATGACAGCTGACATGGGCTCCTGGGAGAAATCCGCAGCAGAGGCACAGACTAAACTTCAAGAGGAAACGATGAATGGACTCGACATTGACCCGACCGTCCACTAAGATCGTTTGGAAGCCGCATCCAGGGTCACAAGTGTTGGCCCTGAGTTGTCCTGCGGACGAAATCCTCTATCACGGTACTCGCGGCCCTGGCAAGACTGATGCCCAGCTAATGCGCTTCCGCCGATACGTTGGTATGGGGTACGGAAAGCATTGGCGCGGTATTATCTTTGACCGCGAATATAAGAACCTCGACGACTTAGTTGCAAAGTCCCAACGTTGGTTCCCTGAGTTTAACGATGGGTGCAAGTTTCTTTCATCCAAATCGGATTACAAATGGGTATGGCCTACGGGGGAAGAACTCCTATTCCGTGTTGCAAAGAAACGCAAAGATTACTGGCTTTATCACGGTCAGGAATTCCCGTTCATTGGCTGGAACGAATTAACCAAATACCCTGACGGCGATTTGTACGAAGCGATGAAGTCGTGTAACCGTACATCGTTCATCGCGGAAGAGAACCCGATTATTATCGATGGGGATATCTACCATGAAACAGGGCAGATTGTTCTGGTTTCTGAAGAGCACTACGCAGCGACACGGTTCGTCCTTCCGGATCTACCGTTGCAGATATTTGCAACGACGAACCCCTTTGGTGTGGGCCATAACTGGGTCAAGAAATACTTCATTAACATGAGCCCTCTGGGCAGCATGTATAAAGAGACGACAAACGTATTCAACCCGCGAACTCAGAGCTATGTCGATGTTGTGCGCACGCGCTGCCATATCTTTGGGAGCTACCGCGAGAACCGCAACCTGACGCCAGAGTATGTCGCTCAACTGGTTAACATTGATGACCCGAACTTAAAACTCGCCTGGTTGGGCGGGAGCTGGGACATTACTGCGGGCGGTATGTTTGACGACCTGTGGCGGCGATCCGTACATGTGGTCAGGCCATTCCGTATCCCTGACAGTTGGAAGATAGACAGATCGTTCGACTGGGGCTCCAGTAAACCGTTCTCTGTAGGCTGGTGGGCTCGCTCGGATGGTAGTGATGTCATACTTGCAGACGGTAGCCGAATGTCTACTGTACCAGGCGACCTGTTCCGAATCATGGAATGGTATGGTACAAACGGGAAGCCCAACGAGGGTTTAAGAATGTTGGATTCTCAGATAGCTCGTGGTATTATCGTGAAAGAATTGGAAGCTGGGTTGTACGGCAGAGTAATGCCCGGTGCGGCGGATAACAGCATCTGGGACGTGAAAGACGGAAACAGCACGGCGGCAACGATGGCAAAGAGCATTGAGATCAACGGGAAGAAATATCCTGGGATCCAATGGAAGCGAAGCGACAAGACGCCTGGTTCACGTAAGGCGGGCTGGAAGCGGATGCGTGAATACTTTGCTGCACCGTTGCGTAAACCGGGCGATCCAATTATCCGTGAGAAACCTGGCATCTTTGTTTTTGATACTTGCGCACACTTTATTGACCTTGTTCCTTCACTACCTCGAGATGAAGAGGATATGGACGATGTCGATACAGACGCAGAGGATCACGTAGGTGACGAAACGCGATATCGTGTACTTGACGAGAACCGTGGCGGCTCCACTGGTAAGACAACGGGCACATAAGAGGCGGAAAGATGGGTGCAATGACTACACATCCGCAGTGGCTAAAGTTCAGTCCTCTCTGGGAAAAGATGATGGACTGTTTCCAAGGTGCGGATCATATTAAGTCTTTAGGGACGAAGTATCT